AAGAAGATTGGCAGAAAGTAAATAAGTCTGATAAAACTGATGGTATGAGTCCTGCTGCAGTCAAAGCATATCGTCGTGAGAATCCAGGTTCTAAACTCAAGACTGCCGTAACTGGTGATCCAAAGCCAGGTAGTAAGGATGCGAAGCGTAGAAAGTCTTTCTGTGCTCGCTCTAAGGGGCAGCAAGACATGCATAACATTGATTGCTCTAAAACCCCCGATAAACCTGTTTGTAAAGCCCGTCGTCGCTGGAAGTGCTGATCAATGAAAAGTTTTCAACAATTTCTCTCAGAAAGCATCACCATTAATGGTGATTTCAATGGAACTCTCAATGTGGGAGGTTATCAACCAGAACAGGCACAAGAGTCATTCTTTGCCGATGTTGTCTGGGAAGGTAAGTTATATCGTCTTGAAGTAGAAGGTAAAATGCTTTCCAAGAATGAATTGGCAGAGCAGATTCAAGGAGAATATCCTGGAGCAATGGTTCATCAAATTTATCCAGGAAATTCTCCTTCAAAAATTAAAAACGCACAAAGATATCAACCAGAAAGATTAACTTGGAGTGACTAATGGCTCAGTGGAATAAGAACACACAGGACTTTCTAAACCAAGAAAGAACACTGCATGAAGTTTACATGCGGTGTGACGAATATGGTCAAATCATTACTCCAAGTGCTTGTGGCGAATCTGCATTTGGTGAGAATATTGCAGTTCCCATCACACCAAAGATTCAGGGTGATGCTGTCTATGGATTAGATCCAAGAGAGTTTGAGACATTTACATTTAGCAATAGTGGTATTGCAACAAATGGAGATTTTAAATTTAAAGTTAGTGCAGGAACAGATGCTAATTCTTATGGTGTTATTAGAACCGCAAACTTTTTGAGATATCGTCCTGGGCAGGGTGCAGTTGCAAGATTTACTGCCGCATTTTCTTCTAACCCAGTAGGATTTACTCAAAGAGTAGGTTTATTCAATCAAGAAAATGCCCTTCAAATCGGTTATGCACATACCAATGGACAGTTTGGCGTCCTTCGTGCCAGTGGAGGTAAAGCAAATATACAAGAGTTTGCCTTCACTACACTGGCAGATGGGGATGTAACAGTTACTCTCAACGGCACTAGTTTTACTGCGGTAACTTTAGGTGGTGGAAGTATTGCCGCAAACATTGCATTACTTGCAGAAGGATTGCAAGATCAGGCACTTTTTAATGCTTTATATCTCCTAGAATATGATCAGGCAAAGATTTCATTCTTAGCAACATCTCTTGGTGCTCAATCTGGTACATTTAATGCAACCAGTACTGCAGGTATAACATTTACCAATACAAAAAAACAAACTGGAGTAACACAGACAGAAAACTGGACATTCCAAGATGATTTTAACTTAGACAAACTGGATGGAACTGGATACTCTGGTGTTACTATTGATCCATCAAAACTAAATGTGTATCAAATCAACTTCCGTTGGTTGGGTGCTGGTGAGATCCGTTATGCGATTGAGAACCCNACTAATGGGGATATGATGTTCTTCCACCATGAACATTACGCAAATAGAAATGAATCTCCTCATTTAGATAATCCATCTATGAAGATTGGATATGTTGCAGCAAACTTGGGAGCTCCTGCAAGTGGTGTTGTAACTTGCACTGGATCTTCATTCCTTGGTGCTATTGAAGGTTTGGTAACAAATACCAGACTTCCTTATTCTGTGACTGCAACCAGAAACAGTGGTATGAACACACCTGGAACTTTATATCATTTACTTACTCTCAAAAATAAAATTATCTATCAAGGAAAAATTAATACCAGAGATTTGATTCCACAAAGATTGACTGCTTCTGTGAATACAACTCAGGATCCAGCAATCATTTACTTGTATTTTAATGCAAAATTTACAAATTATTTGAGACTTACAACACAAACAAACTTCAATGCATCTTTGTATGCTACTCAAGATAGTGCTGGGCAGTTTTCATTAGCACCACAATCAACACCAGCAATTGCAGCATTTCATGTTTCTAATGGTGACACTATTAATGTTGATTTAACTGCTATTGGTATTGATGTTCCACCAGGAGACTGTATATCAGCAGTTATTGCATCTTCAAGTAATATCACCAATGCCAGTGTGTCGTTCATTTATGTAGAAGACTAAAAAAGGAGTTTCGTTATGAGTGAAGTTTATTTAGGTAACCCAAACCTTAAGAAAGCAAATACACAGATTGAGTTTACAGAAGAACAAATTATTGAGTTCCTCAAATGTAAACAAGACCCTGTATATTTTGCAAGGAAATATATAAAAATTGTTTCTCTTGATGAAGGACTTGTTCCTTTTGATATGTACCCATTTCAGGAAAAACTAATTCAAAATTTCCATGATAATAGGTTTAATATCTGTAAGATGCCACGTCAGACTGGTAAGTCTACTACTTGTGTATCATATCTTTTACACTATGCTGTTTTTAACGATAATGTTAACATCGCCATCCTAGCAAACAAGGCATCAACTGCGAGAGACCTTCTTGGAAGATTGCAAACTGCATATGAAAACTTGCCGAAGTGGATGCAACAAGGTATTATATCATGGAACAAAGGTAGTTTGGAATTAGAAAATGGGTCCAAAATTTCGTCTAACTCTACTTCTTCATCTGCTGTCCGAGGCGGATCCTATAATGTCATCTTTCTTGACGAGTTCGCTTTCATCCCGAATCACATTGCTGATGACTTCTTTGCCTCTGTTTATCCTACTATTTCTTCTGGACAAAGCACAAAGGTAATCATCGTTTCTACTCCTCGTGGTATGAACCACTTCTACCGCATGTGGCATGATGCGGAAAGAGGTAAAAACGAATACGTACCAACAGAAGTTCATTGGTCAGAAGTTCCGGGTAGAGATACGAAATGGAAAGAGCAAACAATTGCAAATACTTCTGAACAGCAATTTAAGGTTGAGTTTGAATGTGAATTTTTAGGTTCTGTCAATACACTCATCAATCCAGCAAAACTTAAAAATCTTGTTTATGAAACTCCTATAAAAAGAAATGCAGGACTTGACATTTATGAAAATGCAAAACCAGAAAATAACTATCTCATTACTGTTGATGTTGCTCGGGGTTTGGGTAACGACTATTCTGCTTTTATCGTGTTTGATATCACACAATTCCCGTATAAAGTCGTTGCAAAATACCGGAATAATGAAATCAAACCAATGCTCTTTCCCAACATTATTGAAGAAGTTGGGAAAGCGTATAATGATGCTTGGTTACTAATAGAAGTTAATGACATTGGTGATCAGGTTGCAAGTATTTTGCATTATGACTTGGAATATGATAATCTTTTGATGGCATCAATGAGAGGTCGTGCTGGACAAATTGTTGGTACAGGATTTAGTGGCAAGAAATCTCAGCTTGGTGTTCGTATGACATCCGCAGTTAAAAAATTGGGATGTTCTAATCTTAAAACATTTTTAGAAGATGACAAATTATTGACAGTTGATTATGAGATAATTAATGAGCTGACTACTTTTTCACAAAAACATAATACATTTGAGGCGGAAGAAGGTTGTAATGACGATTTGGCGATGTGTTTGGTTATATTCTCTTGGTTAGTTGCTCAGGATTACTTCAAGGAAATGACGGATAATGACATTCGTAAAAGAATCTATGAAGAGCAAAGAAATCAGATCGAACAGGATATGGCGCCATTTGGTTTTATCGTAGATGGTCTAGATGATAATAGTTTTACTGATAATCAGGGAGATAGATGGTATACTGATGAATATGGAGATAGAAGTTATATGTGGGACTATGGTTGATGGATATTGATGATCAGGTAGGATTAGAAAATTTATTATTTTTTGACCGCCGTTGTAGAACATGTGGAGAAGTTAAAGGTCTTTTGACCGATTTTTATTTAACAAGAAAAAATAGAAATAATTTAGCATCTTCATACTCATATGAATGCAAAATTTGTACTATTGAAAGAATATCAAAAAATAGAAAAAAAACAAAAAATACTCTTGAATGGTATTATCCAGATTGGTAGTGTTCATGCATTGTTTCCCCATTGAAAATACCCCTTTTCATAAATATTTTTAGATAAATTTGGATTGCGAGGGAAATTAAGATGCCATTAAATTTAGCATCTCCTGGTATCGTAGTAAGGGAAGTTGATTTAACTGTAGGTAGAGTTGACCCTACTAGTAACCAAATAGGAGCTATTGTTGCACCATTTGCACAGGGACCAATTGATGTTCCTACTTTGGTAGAAAACGAAAATGATTTGGTCAACGTTTTCGGAAAACCATATGAAACTGACAAACACTTTGAAAGTTGGATGACTGCATCTTCTTTCTTAGCATATGGAGGACCATTAAGAGTAGTTAGAGCAGATGATACTGCTTTTAGAAATGCATATTCTGGATCTGGATCCGCACCAAAAATTAAAAGTGTAGATCATTACACAGAATTAGGATATGATGAAAATAATATTTCTGGTGTCACAGTTGCTGCAAGAAACTCTGGTTCTTGGGCAAATGGAATTAGAATAGGTATTATTGATGCAAAAGCGGATCAACTTTTAACGCTTGATAGCGTAACTGATATATCTGTTGGTGCTGGCGTAAGTCAAGCAGTTCCTTCTGGTACTATTATTTCTACTGCAGGTGCCGGTACAACTTCGGTATTAGATGGTTATTATAAAGGTATTGTTACTGAAGTTGATGCTACTAATAGTAAAATAGGAGTTAAAATTTTAACTCATGTTTCTTCCGCCAATGTAGAGACATCAGTAGATTATACCCCCAATGGAAGTTATCGTTTTACCGATTCTTCGATCGATTTTCCAAACGTTGGTGGTGGAACAACATCAGTAACAGTAACAAGAGGTGCTCTTAATAGCACTGCAGTATCAATTACTGCAGGAGTAGCATTAACAGCATATTCTTTAGAGAGTTCTTTAACTCTTGACATGCCTGGTGGAGAATCTTTAGGAGCCGCTTCAACTGTTGTTGGTATTGCGACTGCCGGAATTCAAGCAACTGGAAACCACTTCCTTCAAATAGGTAATGAAATTATTTCACTTAGTGGTGCTACAATTGGGATTGGACAAATAACACTTGCCTCTAATAGTAGAGGTGTTGAATCAACATCCGCATCTTCTCATGCTGACGGTGCTTCAGTAAAACATTTAGAAAAGTTTGAAGATGTTGCTTCCGTTGTTTCTTTATCTGGACATAGCAATATTCTTGCTTCTGAAACTAGTATTGGAATTTCGACAACCAGAACCGGAATAAGCACTATATTTAATGCAGGTGGTTTTGCCAGAGTTGGTGATCAGTTTATGGGGATAAGTGCTCTTGTAGAAGGTGGATCAACTTCAACTAGAACAGCTACTGCAAAAGAAGATTGGTTTGATCAACAAACTCTAACAATTGGTACTGTATCCACAGGTGCTGGGTCTGTAGATAGAACCATTAAGTGGAATACAATTGCAGAAAGACCTTCAACATCCAGTTATGCTGAAGCAAGAGGTTCCAGATTTGATGAAGTTCATGTTGTAGTAATTGATGGTGATGGAAAAATTACCGGAAATACTGGAACAATTCTTGAGAAGCACTTAAATCTTTCTAAAGCAAAGGA